TGCAAGGATGATGACCGTTTATATACAGAACGGGTAAAGTTAGACAAGACGGTAGCACAACAGGCAATTGATCGTGGCCATCGCATAGTCCAATCAGATCGTATGCCACCACCATTAAGCACTGATCCCACGTGGTATGAGTGCCGGTTCTGTCCAGCGCATGAATTTTGCCATAAAACTCAGCTAACTAAAGAAGTAAATTGCCGTACCTGTACTGCTAGTACCGCTAAAACTGATAGCACTTGGGATTGTGAGCAGTATGACGTTGGATTAAGTTTTGATAATCAGAAAAATGGCTGTGATGCACACGTTTTGCATCCTGACTTGGTGCCGTGGCCACATAAGACTGATGGCAAAACAATCACATGGATCACGCCAGAGGGCGACATTAAGAACGGGCAAAGCGATTGGGAAACATTTACTAGCCGTGAGATTGTGGCCAATCATGTTGCGTGTGCCAGTGGGGACAAGTTTGTGTCTGAGGTGCGTGAGCTATTTGGTGCGAAGGTGGTGGGGTAATGTTAAGGGACTACCAAACCCGCGCCATCGACCAGCTATACGCCTGGTTCATCGCCAATCCCACCGGTAACCCATGCTTAGTGCTCCCTACTGGCTCCGGTAAGAGCCATATTGTGGCGGCACTGTGCAAGGAAGCTATACAAGAATGGCCAGAAACAACCATTCTGATGCTTACTCACGTCAAGGAATTGATTGTGCAGAACGCTGAGAAGATGCGTCTGCATTGGCCAAACGCACCGATGGGGATATACAGTGCAGGCATCGGTAAAAGGCAACTAGGCGAACCCATTACCTTTGCCGGCATTCAGTCAGTTAGAAGTAAGGCAGCGTTGCTCGGACACATTGATTTAGTAATCATTGATGAGTGTCACTTAGTGTCACACAAAGATGAGGGGGGATACCGCACGCTATTAAACGACCTACAAGCAATTAATCCAAATCTTAGGGTCGTAGGCTTAACCGCCACGCCTTATCGCTTGGGGCACGGTTTAATCACCGACAAACCTGCATTGTTTGATGCGTTGATTGAACCGGTCAGTATTGAGGAGTTGATAGAGAAGAAACACCTTGCAACGCTTCGCAGCAAAGTAACGACTAAGCGCTTAGATGTTACTAACGTGCATAAGCGTGGGGGCGAGTATATTGACGCTGAGTTGCAAGCCGCGGTCGATAACGATGACATGAATAAAGAGGTGGTGCGGGAAGTTATTAAATTGGCGCAGGATAGACGTGCCTGGTTATTCTTTTGTGCCGGCGTTAAACACGCGCAACACGTTTGCCAAGAGTTAACCCATCAAGGCGTGACCGCTGCGTGTGTGACGGGCGACACACCCAAAGCAGAGCGTGAGCGGATCCTGACAGAATTTAAAGCAGGAAAATTGACCGCAATCACAAACGCTAACGTCTTAACGACTGGCTTTGACTACCCAGACATTGATTTGATTGTTATGTTGCGCCCTACTATGAGTGCCAGTTTGTACGTACAAATGGCGGGTCGTGGAATGCGTCCCAAGTCACACACTGACCATTGTTTGGTGCTTGACTTTGCTGGAGTGGTCGAGATGCACGGTCCCATCACCAACGTGCAGCCACCAAAGAAGGGAGGCTCGGGCGAAGGTGAGGCGCCAATTAAGGTGTGCGATGAATGCCATGAGATTGTGCATATTTCAGCTAAGGTTTGCCCAAACTGTGGCGCTGCATTTCAACCACCGGCAGAAAAGAAATTAACCCTACGCCAAGATGACATTATGGGTATTGAAGGTATTGATATGGACATTACCGATTGGAGTTGGCGCAAACACGTCAGCCGTGCCAGTGGTAATGAGATGATTGCCTTGACCTATTACGGTGGACTAACCGACCCACCCATCACAGAGTACTTGCCGGTTCTCAATCAGGGCTATGCAGGCAACAAAGCAATGCAGTTGCTGCATGACATAGCGCGGTGTTCAGACGCCACCCTTACTGGAATTAACCAAGCATCAACTCCATTAACGTACTTAATTGATCAGTTAAATGCTTCTAATCCACCAAATATGATCTCATATAAGCGTGACGGTAAATTTTATAGGGTGGTGAAAAGATTATGGTAACTATTGTTTCAAAACCAGTATCAGAACACTTAGAACAAGCCCGTCTGGTTATGTGGTTTAGGCAAACATATCCGGATACATTAATCTTTGCGATACCCAACGGTGGGCTGCGCTCTAAGTCACAAGCCATGCAGCTAAAGGTCGAGGGTGTGGTGCCTGGCATACCAGACCTGTTTATCCCCGCATGGCGTGTATGGGTTGAGATGAAGAAGACTAAAGGTGGCGTTTTTTCAAACGAACAAAAAGAAATGATTAAATATTTACAAAGTGTTGGATATCATGTTATTGTGGGTTTCGGTGCTGAGGATGCCAAGGCACAAATACTGGAGATAGCTGATGAAAGAACTTAAAGATCATTTTGTAACAATCAGAATGCCGATTGAGTTGTTTAAGATTGTGAAAGAGTTAGCAGATAGTCAGACGCGCTCAGTTAGTCGTCAGATTATCCACTTGGTTAAAGCTGGGTTGGAAGTTAAATAACAATATAAGGAGCAATAAATGACTATCAAAAAACGCATACTCGACCTGTTACGCAAGAACGGTCCTATGTTAAGTATGGATATGGCAACAGTATTAAAACTGACCAAAGGCACGGCAAGCCAAGCAGCAAAGGAACTGCACGATCATGGGTTTATTCACATTCACGAATGGCGCTTAAACTATAAGAACGGTGGTAATAAGGTGTACGCCAATGGACCAGGCGCAGATGCAGTCAAGCCAGAATCAAATTGGCGACCCCGTGCAAAAGCAGAAGTTATAGCTAGAGGACCGTTCGTGCCACGAATGGATGTAGCAGCAGCCTGGTTAAGGAATCCGATATGAGAATGATCTTAGGCTTTGCGATCTGGCTGCAATTGTTTTTTATATTTACAAAATTAGAACAAATTTTGGAGGTGTTGAAATGAACGAACGAATCAAAGAACTTGCTAAACAGGCTGGGTTTCATGTTAGTAAAGCATTTAATGGTATTGGATGGGTGTGGTGTAGCGATGATTATCCAATTGACGAGGAACTTAAACGCTTTGCCGATCTTATCCGCACCGACGAGGCACAAGCTTGCGCTAAACATTATCTTGAAATTATGCGTGATGCTGTTGAGCAAGCGATACTGAAAGAACGTGAGGCGTGTGCGGCGGTGTGTGATGACTTGTCAAAAGAAGTTGTTAATAAAAATTATATTGCCGTAGACCAAAGACAATTTTGTGCAAAACAAATCCGCAAGCGAGGTGTGAAATGAACATAAAAGAACTTGCTGAACAAGCTGGTATGACAAACACGTTAGGATGCTTTTGGCAATGCGGTGATAGTGACCTTGAACGCTTTGCAGAATTAGTCCGGCAGGATGAGCGTGGGGCGTGCGCAGCCGAATGTTGGGTGCAAATGGGGTTGATGCCGACGCAGGCGTGGTCAGTAAATCCTTACGAACAATGTATTTTAGCAATCCAATCAAGGGGTGAGAAATGACTGAAGATCAGTTAGAAACTTGGGCTTACAAGATGATCAGGGCTTGTAACAGGTCAACCTCAGATTCTGATATTAATGCAATTAAATTAGATCACTACATCAAAAACCTGTACGAACAAGGTCGTGCTGATGAACGTGAGGCGTGTGCGGCGTTGTGTGTTGAATTTGAGAGATCAAATTTGTACGGCGTTAAAGAATGCGCCAATGCAATCAGAGCAAGGGGTAAGAAATAATGGCAAAAATAATATCAGGGGTGAACGTAGCGCAGATTGTATCTAGCGCATTACATCAGACAGTCAAGGGTGAATTGCGCCAACGATTTATTGAAATGGTTACGAAAGACATTGAGCCTATTCTTGAAGAGTACACACGACAAATCGTCACGCAGGTGTGTGAAATGAGAGACCCATACTCAATGGATGGGTTAAAGATTAACGTGACGTTTAAACTGCCGGAGATGAAAAATGAACAAACTTGATCTGATTATTGAAGCAATTGAATTTTCTAAACTTGTTGACAACAAAGTGCATAGAGAAGAATTACTTGATGATGCACTAGAAGATTTGCGTGAGTTGCGGGATATGAAGCCTGTGGCGTGGCTTCATCCAGATAAAAAAGTTGATGTTGTTGTGCCTAGTAGTCTTGGGTGGTTTGACAAACCAATTCCACTCTACGCCAAAGCAACAGGAGAATCAAATGAATCGTGAACTAATACAAAGAATTACAAATTATCTATCTGGCGGTGGATTATTTAATCCTGAAATGGCAAATCATGAGGCAGTTCGTGACTTGCTGATTGATTGTCGTGATGAGTTAGCCAAGCCTGAGCAAAACCACGGTTTCGACCGCACCGGCAGTCACATGGCGGGGGAGTATGTGGATACAAAACAGGAAAATTTAAACGTGTCTGAAGCATGTACACACAAATCAGACAAAAATATACATGAGCCTGTTTGTAGTAAAGACCCATTTTATTGTTGGAGTGTTTGTTGTCAACTTGGAAAAGTATGCAAGAACATTGCACCACCACGCAAAGAATGGGTTGGGTTGACGGATGAGGAGATTCAACGTGGACATAAAGAAAGTTGGGTAACACAACAAGCATTTGAATCTGCTGTATGGTGGGCTGAAGCCAAACTAAAGGAGAAAAACCATGACTGAAGATCAAGCATTTGAAATTGCTCTTAATTCTCATAATGTAAAATCAGCTATACGCGCAATGGCTGAAGCGCAACGATTCGTAGAAGAGAAGAGCGCAGCAGAACTTGGTATTATGACCCTGCGTAAAGCATTTGAGGAAGGCTACAGATTAGGGGCGTCAAATGGCAAGTTACAAACTACCGGCAGTGCTTAAGCAGTTGCAGGAACGACTTAAACCTATGCCGGTACTCATACCGGTTAACAGCAAAGTAAAATCCTTTGCTGCTTAGTCCACCAACATTTCAGGGATGACGGTAATTTTAGACACTTGGCCGTACGTTTCGTGGTACGTGATTGCTGACACCTGACGTTCGGCCAACCATCCTCCACGCGCTGCATAGGCGTCCCGTGCAGCGAGTGTCGGATGTTGGACTACTGTCATGCCAGAATGCTCTTTCTCCTCCACATGGTGCCTGTGGCCAGTATGGCAGTAGCGTTTTGTAGTCAAGCCCCAGATTTTTGGGAATTGGGATGCAAAAAGCAAAGGCAATCTGTCGTTCTTATTTAGATGCCCGTGATGAAATGCAAGCATAATTTGACCGTGGGTGTGGACGTAGTAGGGCAGTTCTGAATCAATGACGTAGACTCTAGGGTCGTTTTCGTACAGTGCCTTGAACATCGATCGCAGCCAAATAGATGACACCAGATCGTGATTCCCCTCGGCCATGAGGACAATTACATTTTCATGGTGTACAAGTGCAAAATCCACAAGCCTGCGAAGGATCCGCACACTAGCCTGGACGATCTTACTGAATCGCCCGTCTGCATCTAACTGGTGATGGTTAGTTGGCGTGACCGCAGCCATCCCGTCAAAGTGTAGCCAATCGCCAAACTGACAGACAAACCCTGTACTTGCCGGTGGCGAGGACTTAACCATCTGCTCGAAACATCCGGTCAGCGTACGCTCTGCGATCTTCAAATCCCAATCTGCGCCGCCCTCTTTGTGCCAGGCCAACATCCCCACATGGCAGTCAGTCATAACATATAAGTTGCATAAAGCCTGAATATGTAAACTTTGTGTTACTTGTGGCTCCATTCTTGGCAATTCGTCAGCCATTGCAGCGAAGGCTTGTTTAACAATTTCTATACGTCTTTCTTCATCTGCGCTTGACTTGACCCACTGCCCTGATGGCTTGCCCTCTTTGTTGTAGTAGGTGCTGACCCCTTTGACCTTATAGCCATCTGGCACCGTGCGTGTCATATCGTGCTCAGGTGAATAACCTTTTATAGCAGCATTTTTAAACAAAATCGCAATGGATTGTTTAACCGCTGTGGGGGCGACACCAAGTGCGGCAGCAGCGGCAACATAATTTCCAAATTCATTAACGGCATCAAGTCTTGCACCTTGCAACTCATTACCAAACTCTTTTAATTGTGGATCAAGTTTCATAGTCGTTTTCTCCAGTAAATAGTACCCTCGGCGCCGTACTTTTTACTTGGCGTATACATTTGAAAGCCACAGCGAATCAACGAATTCGTTGAGGCAGGATTGTTGTAAGTGTCACTGGTTAGCCAATTCATTTTTAAACGCTTGGCGAGGCGCTCACGAACTCTGATGAGCCGTTTTTGTAACCCTTTGCCGCGGTGATGGGGCAGCACTCCTGCTCTGCAAAGGTAAACTGTATCTAGCCAATAGGACGAAGGACGTAGCGCACAGAACCCTATTGGTTGATCATCACAATAAAGTACCCACCACCAGCCCGTATCTGTCCCAAGAGGCGTGTCACCGGAAAGTATCTCTAACTGTAACCAAGCGAGTAGTGCCGCGTAATTCTTTTTTGAGCTATCAACGCGGCGAATACTGAACATGGTTACACCATTAGGTAAGCATCCTGTTTAACTTGAGCTATTCTATTCATCCAACCATTACCAAATTGTGAAAATGTAGGTAATGATTTATAGAATGTGGCTTTTTCGTCGCTAAACTTTTCAATTAAGTCTTTTGTAGCGTTAACTGCTGCAATTGTTTTGGGTCCGATCGCGCCATCTACCGGTACTTGTACGACTTTCTGTAATGTTTTTGCACTACGACCAACGCCAGCATTAACAGCAAAATCGAATACCAGGTAATCAATGCCGCTTGGCAAATCATCGCAACGACACGCATCCCAATACTTTTTTTTGTAAAGCGGTTTAACCATTTCCGGCGTAAGTGACTTCATTTCCTTTTCGCCGGAAGTATGACCTATCCAGTTTTCCCAAACTGCTTGCGTCACACCAAGGTTGGTGCGCCCGCCAGGGTCAGCAGTATTGTTTACATAGCCACCTTCAGACTTGATCAGCAAAGCAAACGACTTAGCCCAGTTACTTTTCATTTTTTATTCCAAGGTATATTGCCCGATTTAAAACAACCCCTATTTGTTTCAGCTTGTTCTTTTGGGGTAGCCCACCTGCAATTTTCCTTACTATACCCTTTGTCTGGGTCAATACGATCAATTGTTGTTCCTTCTGGTCTTTCACCCATATCCAAAACAAAATTAATGTATTCATCCCATTTACTGTCTATATCAATACCTTTTGCGCCGTACCATTTATATTGAGTAGAGTTTGGATTTTTGCACCTTTGGCGCATTTCTTTCCATGTTCGATAAGTTGTAGATTTGTTGGCACAACCATGCAACAACCTAGGTGGGTTTTCTTTTTTGAAACAACCGCATGATGTTGTTTTGCCTGTTCTAAGTTTTAATGAATTTACAATTGCTTCACCGCCACACTCACACTTGCACAACCATCTAGCGCCGGTCTTGTTGTAATCGAACTTATTTAATGCAGTTAATTTTCCAAATGTTTGATTTGAAATATCTACTATTTGATTCATTTTTTAATGCCCATAGATTGGACGCCATTTAACTTTTCAACAGTTCGCATTGCGCCAAGACCAAGCAAACCGCCAAGCATGGTCATAAGCGTACCCATATCTAAGGGAGGCAAATCTATGGGTTTCCCTAACAATGCTGAACCCCAAGAAAGAATTGGAGAAACAACAAATTGCATAGCAAAACCCAGACCACACACCCATATTATAAACGGTCTTGCGCCAGCTACAAACATACTTCCACTAGCAGCTTCTACTTTGTTGATGTCGGTCTGGCTAATCATTGCAGCTAACTCACCGCTTTGTTGTAACTTGAGTAATTCTAATTGCGCTTTCGCCGCTTGCTCAGGATCTGGAAACAGCTTGTTGATTATGGTCGTACCAATATTCAATATAGCTGAGATCGGGTCCATTATCTATCTGCCTTGTTGTCTAACTTGGCAGCGATCTTATCTATCAGCATTTCAATCCGGTCAAACCTTTTGTCCATATCTGCTTTTAAAGTTTGCATCTCAGACTTTTTGACGTAGTTATCGCTGATGGATAACTCAAGTCGTTTCATGTCGTTCTGCAATGTCTTGACCGCATCCCACAACTGGCGCGCGAACCAACCCATCACTGCAAGGGCTGTACCGCAACCCAGATTTATGAAATGCTGCCAGTCCATAGTTATTGCCTCAAGTTGTTGCGATTTTCGGGGGCTAAAGTGTTTAATGTTTGGTCATTAAACATAGGTGGGTTTAGTCTATTTCTATAATCTCGAGGAATGACATTGTTTTGTTGAAACTGTGGCGATGTCATTCTGTTTGCATATAAACGTCTTGCTATTTCATTTATACCACCACCAACAGCCGCACCTGCAACAGCACCTTCAGCGCCTAATCCAGCGCCAAACCCAATTCCAGCACCAAGTATACCTAAAGGTGTATTTCTTTTAAATTGTTGCGTAGTAGTAGGTGCATAAGTTGCATTTATTTTTGCTACATTTGGGTTATTGGCCGCAATTCTACCCATATCACCGGCAGCACCAGTCATATATTTTCCATCATTAATCATTTTGGCAAATACGTTTGGGTCGACTAAACCGGTTCCAAAGTTTGTTGCCGATTCAATTGCATATGAATCAGCAAGTGCTGCACGAGCAGGTAAAAATGCTTTTTTTGACGCAGCATCTGGAAGGTTGTGATAGATAACATCATCCAATACATCAGCCGCAGCCATTTGAGCGTTTGCGCGAGCTTTAACGCCTTGATCAATTGGAGCACCTGCTTTTTCTGAATTAAACACAGATTGAGCTTGTTGACGCAAATCTTGAACACTTTTTAAAAGCTTTGATCCGTCACCACCTTTAGTTAACTCACCTTTTAAATTATCAATATACTTATTAACAAGCACAGCATCTGCTGGATCATTAAATGTTGATTTAGATTTAACTTCATCTAATTTAGCAAAAGCACTTTCAGGTACTTCAATTTTATCAACTGTTTGAATTTTTTTATATGGACCAGAAAATTTATCTTGTGATCTTGCTTTATTAAATACGTCTGGACTAGTCAGTGGAGTTTCTTTTGTTAAACCTAAAGCGTCTTGTGATATTTCTACCCATCGTTTTTGGTTTGCAACAGACAATCTATTATTTAAATCTTCATTTCCAACAACAGCAGCGCCAAGTTTATTCCCAACAGTTGGATTCTTTTCAGCTGCATTTAATTTAATATCATATCTATTTGCTAATTTAGTAGCGTCAATATCTACGCCGCGTTCATAGCTTTTTGCAACTTTTGCTTCTTTAGCCGCTTGAACTGCGGGGATTGATTCAAATCCTTCTTTAATTATAGGCGCAGCAACTTGATACCCTTTTTTTAATGCGCTAGGTGCAGCCATCATAAGCGTGCCAAGCATATTTTCTACGTCAGGTTCTGGTACGCCGGTTTGCTCAGAAATCCATTTAGAACCTTTTTGTACATTTTTACCAACAAAATCTGCAAATTGCTGACTTGCTTCGCCTTTGTACTGAGGTGTTTCAGTTACACCAAACATTTTTCCAAATGGTTTTTCAAAAGGAGCTGACGCTGCTTGAGATATTGCAGTTGCTTCTTGTGGCGTATTAAGCATTGCTCTAGAGCCTGCATATGCAATAGGCGCAATTATTCCAGGTGCAATACCGCCTAATGTGGTGTCAGCCAAACCAGCCAAGCTTTGACCAAATTGATTTACTCTTGATGTAGGAATAGCGTCAGATTGACGCATTGATTGAACTTGCGGAACTTGACTGCCATATTTTGATGACGCAACTGGCAAATCAAATTGATCAAATGGATTGCCAGCCGGTTTGTCAAAAACATCAAATGGATTTGCCATTTATTTCCCCAAATATTTATTTGCTGCACCAGCGCCATATTTGGCATCAAATTGCGTTTTTAAATTTGGATTTGATTTAAGCATATCAATTGCTGCTTGTGGCGCTGCAATTGCATTTGATTCAGAAATTGCATTACCAGATGGAGCAACATTTGGTGTTGTATTTTTTAATGCTTTAACTGTATTTGGACTTAGTTTTTTCTCAAAATCATCCCTGCCAGTAGTATTTTTATATTGCATACCAAGGCTTTCTAATTGACCGCCAAGCAATCCTTGATAAGTTTTAATAACACCTTTTAACTGTTCAGGGCTGTTTGCGGCTGCAATATTTGCAGAGGCTTCTTCACGTTCTTTTCCAGTGCCGCCGTTAGCAACAATAGCTTTAACAATTTCTTGTCCAACAATTTGTTTAGCTGAATTAAAATTAGTTGGCGCAGGACCACCAGTTTGTTTCTGGAAATAGTTTCCAATACTGTTTATGACTCTTGTATCGTTGTTTTGTAGCGCATCACCAAGTTGATCAAGCAATTCAAGGTGATTAATTGCGGTGTTCATGGAGTTAACCATCTGACCTTGCCTGCCTGTTCCAAAATCTTTTAATGCTTTGTTTTGTACGTTAATATCTTGTTTATTACCGACAATTGTTGACGCAGCATCAGCAGCAGAAATTTCTGGTTTGGCTAACGCATTTTGTACTGGAGCAGCGTTAGGTGCTAACGCATTAACAGGCATAGCCCCTTGATCTTCAATTGTGACATTTCCTTGCGGTGTCATTTGAAGTTTTGTTGCACGGTTAATAATTTCCGTTTTCATTTCAGAAGATTTTTTACCGATACCCATCGGGGGCAATTGCCCTGTCTTTAGGTATATATTTGCCGCCATATCTAATGAATCTGGCGTTAATGATGGCGCTGCGCTTTCAGCTGCTAATCTTGCAAAGGCAGGGGCATTACGAATATTAGCCGCTGCAAGCGTTGTTTGATTAGTAGCAGCATTTGTAAAGCGTAAAGTTTCATCGTGCATTTTGTCTTTAGCTGCAACTGCGCTAGAAAATTGCTGATCAGCAAAAGCTTTAATTTTTGTAGGATCGCTACCAAATTCAGTTAAATAAGAATTAGCTTGTTCAGGATTTACTAAACCATAACTAACCGCTTGGCTTAAAGAACGTTGAAAATTTTCTGGTGTTGGGTTTTCACGAACAAAACCTGCAAGACCGCCCATCATATCAATACGTTTTTGATTTGCTTCAAGCTGTTTAATTTTTCCTTCGTTTGCAGCTTTAAACGCTTCAATTCCACGTTTACCATATTGCAATAAACTAGGATCAGACGCGTCCATCCCGCCTGATAAAGCATTTTTAACGCCCTCATATCCTTCTGATTCTTGTTGCGCGGCTTTAATAGCCATAGATTGTCCAAACTGAGCAAGCATATTGGGCTGCTCAATAGGACGAACGCCTAGAGCGATGTTTGAGTCGATTGGCATGATTAATATTCACCCATAAATCGTTGTGCTTGAGCGTCACTAAAACCGTAACCACCAGTATTTCTATTACCCAAAGTATTCAGCAACTGATTCTGATAATAAGCGTTTGACGCACCGCTAATACCCTGGTTGATAGCGTTAGCTGCACCAACTTGACCAGACGCTTGGGCGTTGCCGGCACCGGTAATCAGGTTGGAAGCATTATTACCATAGCCTGTCAAAGCACCTGTAAACTGGTTACCGGCGTTACCATACGCGCTGTAGCGCTGACCGCCTGCGTTACCGTAGATGTTAGCTAGATTGTTACCAGATGCGCCGTACGCGCCGCCTATAGCACCGCCCATATTACCTGCTGCGTTACCCGCAGCTGCGCCGTAGCCTCCTAGCGCGCCGATTGCGTTGGTGCCGTAGTTGCCTGCTGACTGTGCCAATCCACCGGCAGCGTTAAGCCCAGAGGCTGTCAAGCCCTGATAGGGCGCAAGCGTGTTCTGACGTGTAGTCTGATAACGGTTAAAAGCATTCTGATATTCTTGCGAAGCTTGGTCACCAGCAAAGCCAGATGCTGCCTTGAGCGCGTTGCCTGAAATCAAACCGCCACGGGCAGCTGCCTGACGATCAAGACCTTCTAAGCCTTGGCTTAAACGAAACGCATAGCCTGGGTCAACGCCCTGCTTAAACATCTCAGGCGTAAAGTCAGCAGTAGCGTACTTACCGTAACCGGCTGAATTTGGGTCTGCGCCGATGCCAAGGTAGTTTAATAATTGACCTTGACCTTTTAATCCTGCTTGCTGATAAGGATCGTAAGCCGCCTTTTGGTCTGCGTAAACTTGGTTAGCAACGCCTAACTGTGCATCACGCGTTTGTGCTGCCGCCTGAATCTGTTTATTGTAAGTATCCTGATAGTTGCTAATCTGGTTACTTAACGCATCCATCTGCGCGCGAATTTGCGGCGCAGTTGTTTCGTCAGCCGTGCGGAGCTGATCACCCAATACTTGACGTTGGTTCTCAATTGCTGCAATTGCGCTTGCGCCCTGCTGCGCTAAGGCTGCGTCTGCGCTTTCGGCTTGCTTGGATGCGGCGCCCTTAGATGCGCTTGCGCCAAGCAATGATCCACCAATGTTTGCGGCTGCGCTGATGCCTGCGGCTGCTGGATCGTAGTAACGGCGGGTGCGGGAGAATAGCGGATCGCCACCAATGAGTGCGTCACCAATTGGATAATCTTCCGCATTGCGTCGATTCAGATAACTCTTAGACATAATTGCTCCTATCGCACCGCAGTAAGATTCTATCGCTTTCTTGCGATAACTCAACAAACCCTAGCCGCTTGCAAAATTTTAACCCATTAAGGTTGTTTTTACTTACATATGTGATAACAAACCCGTGCTTTTCTAACAAAGGCAGCATAACTTCTTTAATGTTCCCGCGAATAGATGCTTTAGGTTTCTTAGCAAATCCAACGTGCAACTCATTACCCTTAATCATTACGCCACCTATTAACTCACCACGGTGCATAACAGGTAGTATTTCCCAATCTTTTACATTTTCTGCAAACTGCTCAAAACCAAAAGGTAGTCTGTCTTTAACAGACTCATAAATCTTTTGGAGTGCCTTCACACTTCCACCCAAGTCCATGTGGCTTCATCCAACACCCAATTGCCATTAGGTTTAGGTGCGTAGAACACATCATGTTCTGCATCGTAAGTATCGCCAATCCCTGCGTAGTTGCCTCGCAGTGCTACGCCACCATTTGCATGAACATTGCTACGGGTGTTGTAGGACGTCTGCAACCAAGTGCCTGGGGACGTGTCACGAAAGGTCGTAAAGAATTCAGCATCAGCCACAATGACTTCTACAACTTTACCGTCTAATACTTTTGCATAGTGCGCCATGATTGTCCTTTAAGCGTTGTAAGTGCCGGAGGCTGTAAACGTGTGGATGGTGTACCCGCCGACAGAAGTGACTAAACCGCCTGTGCCACGTTGCCCCCCAAGGTAAGAAATAATAACGATGCCTGAGCCACCGTTGCCTAAGCCAGTGCTGTTTCCACCACCACCACCGCCTGTGTTAACCGAGCCGTTAGTATTAAATGCGCCGCCACCGCCCGAGCCGCCGGTTCCTGTGTTGTAACCGCCACCGCCACCAGCATAAAATATAGTTGCGCCAGAAATAATATTAGACGCGCCTGTTCCACCATTTTTATTTGATCCTGCTGCGCCAGCACCGCCGCCGCCACCGCCACCGCCCCCACCTAAACCAGACGCCGATCCTGCGTTACCTTGACCTGATGTGCCTGAACCAGCAGCAGCTGTTGTTGTGCCGTTATCAGAACCACCTCCACCAGAACCGCCGCTAGTTCCTGCTGTAGCGCCATTGGTTCCACCGCCACCGCCACCAATTGTAGATATAACCGTTGCAATTGATGATGTACCGCCCGATGCGCCTGCTGCACCAGTTGTAGAAAAAGCGCCACCCGCACCAATCGTAATTGTGTACGCGGTTCCTGTTGAAAATGATGTAGTTCCAGTTAAAAGTCCACCACCGCCGCCACCGCCGCCAAAAGTAGTACCGCCTCCACCGCCGCCTGCCACTACTAAATAGCTAACGCTATATCCAGCAGGCTGACTAAATTGCAACCAAGAAGATGTACTTGTGTCATACCACTCTGGGTTTAGTGTGGTCGTGTTCATGCGAACCATGCCGGTAGTCGGCGATGATGGTCGCTGTGCAGTTGTGCCGACCACTAACTGTGATGTGCTAGTGCGGGTCAACAATTGAAAGCGTGTGCCGTCATACGCTATCTGGTACAAAGCGCCCGCAACAATATCATTAGCTACCAACGCAATTGATCCCGCCTTGGTAATAGACTTAGCACCAAGCGTATCAATATCAAGCGTTACTGCGCCAGTATTGTTATTTTGAGCAATAAAACTATATTGAGCACCTGCAACGTAACCTATCAAAGTTGGTGTGGCCAACCCTGTCAGCGTATTAGTTCCTGCAACCGTAATCAAGTTATTAACAGTTGTTATGTCATTAATAGCGGGGATGTCGTCATACGATCCGATCTGCACAAAGGTCGAGGACTTGAGCACAAACTTGTACAAGACCCCGCCTGTCATCCATATTTCAGCAGGCGTGCGCCCAGCTGCGTCCAACACGATAGGGTTGGTATTGTTGGAGGTGCCAAGTTTAGACGTATAGGTGACCGCAGGTGTGGTTGTACCGGCAAGGTAGGTATAAAGCAATCCACCCGTCAACGGCACGCCATTGGCGTCAAAGAATTGTGCGCCTGCGCCTGCAAATGCTGAGATGTTAATAGACATTACACTATCCTTGAAATGATGCCGTTAACTACCGTCACGGTCTTA